CGTACCCTCTACAACTTCGATACGGGATCAAGCGTATATGGTCGAACATGGTTGGTTCCCTGAAGACCCTGAATAATGGCAAAGAAGCAAGTCGAAATTAAGAGAGAAGAAAGAATCATCTCTCGCCCTGGAGTCCACGCAAAGACGAAGACTTCCAAAAACAAGAAATCTAAAAACTATAAAAAACCCTATAAAGGTCAAGGACGATGATACACAAGATATTTAAAGCACTCATTTTGATCGCTCTCGCACTCGTAGCCATTCCTTTCGGAATCGTGTTTACCATTATCGAGACGATACTCTTCACCGCACAAAACCTCTTCAGAAACGTTTGGAGCCTCATTCACGGCTTCTTTTTCTCTTTGAGTAAGATAGTATCGGTTGCTTCGGGAAAGTTCCTTACGAGGCTTCTCACGATTCAAGGAGTCCCGTTCGGTACTCATTCTATTTCGGCGGTACTCGGTGCCAACCTCCGCGAACGTACACTCTCAAAAACTGGTGAGTGGGTCGTGATGATGCTCGATAGCATCGAAGAGAATCACTGTTCACGATCAGCGGAGAAGGCAGGGATATGAAGTATATAAACGAGGTCATGATATTCTTTGCTGACGAAGTTATCAAGTCGGCAAAGAGGCACCTCGGAAGGCGAAGGGTAGGAAGAAATCGAAGCTACGGGGTAGCGACTGGATTACTCAAAAGGTCGCTCACGTATCGCGTAAGGGTACGAGGCGAAGAGATTCGACAAATCACTTTCGGCGTAAAAGGCAAAGCAGACAAATACGGAGCGTTCCTTCATTGGGGCGTTGACGGAACCCGCAAAGACCAGAAGTCGCCCTTTTTTAAATTCAGAAAGCAACCCCCGTCGAAAGTATTTAAAAAGTGGATAAAGCAAAAAGGCATAAGGCTACGAGATAAACAAGGGCGGTATATCGAACACTCCGAGTCCAATATTAATTCAGCGGCGTTCCTTATGGCTCGAAGCGTCAAACGTAAGGGAATTGTAGGTCTTCGGTTTTATCAGAAAGCCTTCGTTTCGGTTCAAGCTCGCTTTGCGAAGAAAGTACCTGATGCGATAGTACAAGACGTTCAAGAAAAGTTCAAACTCCAAATAGGGAATATCAAGGTGAAATAATGGCGGTATCATTTACAAGCACACCCACCGACGCGATAACGGTAGCGGATCAACACCTCATCTATCAGGTCTCAGAAAGTACGACCGGTCTATCCGATGAGTTTCGTTTCGTGATTACGGTATATGATGGAACGAGCACAAGCGGAACCCTATTGAACAAATTATACTTATCACCTAACACAAACGAAGACGCATTCTTTAATTTGGGGGAAGTCGTTCGGGGGCTTTGTCAAGTGGACGACCGTAATTATCAAGGGACTACTGTTCTTCACTCATATACGGCGCGATACTTTACGAGGAGCAACGGAAATATCAGAGCGTTTACGGTAGGGGTTGGGAGTTGGAACGGAACGACGGAAACATTAAACGTAGCCGCTGAAAGAATTTATCTCATTGACGGGCACTTCCAAATATCACAAGGTTTCGATCCTTCGTTCACTGAATACTATCCATATGACCCCGCCAATAAAACTTGGTTGACCGATAGGGTCGAAGAGTCTAATATCATAACTATTAACGCCGCCGAAGAAGATGAGGGAGTCGTCGCGTTCTTGAATAAAAACTCTTTAAACTCGCAGAGCATAAGCTCAACCGTAAAGTTTGAGGTCATAGTCTACGACGCTTCAGGGACTCAACTCTCAACGAATGACATCGATGTAAACACAACGAACGGAGCGCAACTGGTAACAGCTTCAACCCCTATCAATGGCTTCTTATGTTACTTCGCTATTTACCCATCGAACCTCGACGCGATAGGCGGTTTCTTGACGAGTCAGCCAACTTGGGATTATTACGACGTAATTCCACAAGCTTCTCTTTTTGACGCTCAATCAGGAAACAAGTTGAGGTTCAAAAAGAACTGCCGCCCCGTCAAGCATTCACCCGTTCAACTCGCTTGGGCTAATACGGTCGGAGGTTGGGATTACCTCCGCTTCGATGGTAAGAAACAAAAGACGGTCACCAGAGAGGAGAAGTCTTATCGAAAGGTAGTCGGTGACTATGACGCATCTTCTTTCTCGTTTACTTCATTCGACCGAGAGACACAACCCTATCACGTCGAAGCAAAAGAACAATACGTCTTGAATGGTATCCTCACGATTGAAGAGTTGACCCTCTTTCAATATTGCATGAGGTCAAAGAACGTGATGGCACGAATTGACGGTTCTTGGGTTCCTGTCATCGTACAAACCAACTCGATGAAGATAGAGGAGGAGACTACTTCGAAGATATTCCTCACGACGTTTAATGTGGAACTCGCTCAATATATCAGATGCTAAGTCTTAACCTAAACGGGACATATATCGAACTCTACGAAAATGAGCCTGTCAACCTCAAGTATCAGTTCTCGGACTTGCAAGAAATCAACCGTAGCTCTTCGAGTTTCTCGCAGACCTTCCGCGTACCCCTCACCAAGAAGAACCAAGAGTTCTTTGGAGCGGTTAACGAGTTCGGACTCGTCCCTTCATGGAACCCCAAGACGAAGATAGACGCGGAACTGACTTACAACACGATTCCCCTCTTAAAGGGATTCGTACAAGTCAAAGCCTTCTACGTTCAGAAAGGGAGATACGCAGATGTTGAGCTTGCGTTCTTTGGTGAGACGGCAAACCTATCGCGTGATATTGGTGATGCTATGTTGACTGACCTCGACCTTTCGGCGTATGATCACACGCTAAACGCTACCAATATAGCGGGGAGTTGGGGTTCTCCTGGGAGCTTGTCGAGCGGTGCGGTTCGATACGGTTTACCCGATAAGGGTCAAAATTGGTACGCAAACCAAACGGATAATATTTGGAGCACTACCAACCCCCTCGAACACGGCGACTTTACTCCGTACTTCAGGGCTTCGAAGTTGCTTGAAGAAATACTTGACGCGGCTGGATATACATTCGACTCCGATTTCTTTAGCGGGTCAACGGGCTTCGAAGAGATACCCGACCTTTATCTCCTTCTCTATAACGGCAATCGTTCGGTTTTAGGATACGACGCAACTTCTGGAGATGACATACCTCCCCAACAAGAGACCATGACCGTCGGTCTCGCTACCGATTTAACGGGGCTCACAGCTCATCCAAACTATACAGCGATAACAGCATGGAGAGAGGCTACTCCATTTTTTGATACGGGCGGAAACTTCAACGATACGGGTGCGGGTGGTAGCACCTACACCGCTCCGTTTAGGTCTTTCTATACGTTTCGATTTAATTTATACGGAAGGACTACCGACCCAACTCACGCCTTTTCGATGAGGTTAAGAAATACGACGACCTCAACAACAGAATATCAAATACTTGACTCTTACGCTGGGGCTTTATTTAACGACCAAGTTCATACTTTCACGACGAATCCAATACTCTTAAACAAAGACGATCAAGTTCGAATTGAGTATGTGATGAACGATAGTAGCGACGAGCTCGAATTAGACGGTGATAATACAATCTCGCCTCAATCGACTTGGTGGCAAGTGATAGACGTTACTTATCCGACCTCCGGTCAAGATGTATCTCTTGAGGCAAATATGCCCGAGATGAAGCAGATTGATTTCTTGTCAGGGCTTCAGAAGATGTTCAACCTCGTATTCATTCCCGACCGAAACAATCAAAAGCATCTCTATATTGAGCCGTTTGGGTACTATATCTCAGGAGGAACCAAGAAGGATTGGACAAACAAAATCGACCTATCAAAAGACATCACGATCCAACCGACGACAGACTTACAATCTAGAAAGTATGATTGGACGCACTCAGAAGGGAAAGACTTTGTTAACGAGCTAGTGTTCAAAAACGCTTCGCGGGTATATGGTCGGTATCGTGTAGATGATCCAGAGAATGATTTCGCTTCGGGTATCAATGAGATTCGGACACCATTCGCGCCTCACGTCGTTTCATATATACCCGGCACTCAATACGCTGTTCACCGTCTTTTGACGGACACGACAGGCGACGACAAGACCCTTAAAGACCCACTCCCTAGATTGGCGTTTTGGAATGGCATGGAGTCAGGGACTATCTATTATTATAACGACGGCAACACGGCGACTACCACGAGCACGACTTACCCGGCGTTCTCTCAATTCTCCGACCTTGAGGCGACAGTAACGGATGAAGATTTGTCATTTGGTTTCGAACGTCCGTTTCATATAGTGGAAGCGAACCCTGTCAATACCTTATATTTTAAATACTGGCGACCTTGGGTCAACGAGCTCTATTCTCGTGATGCTCGTAAGTTGACCGCCTTCTTTCGGTTGACTCGTGCCGACCTCGCTTCGTTTGAGTTCTCGGATAAGATATACCTCAAGGATACATATTGGAGAATCCTTTCCATTGACTTCGACGCAACGACGGAGGGACTTACTAAAGTTGAATTGTTAAAAGTCCTCGGAGACATTCGAGATTGTGCATTCATTCCAAACGGCATAGATAAAGCCGACGGACGTATTCAATTTGAAAACGCTTCAGGGAGTGACGTTTACCAAGTCTCTCGTCAGTGTTGCGAGCGGTACGGATACGTTTACAACAATACCACTTCATATTGTTACCAACCATTCGAGCAATGAGGAATCTAGACAATCACCGTTATATAGGAGAAGCGATTCAACTCTTACAAGCCAAAGGGGACAAGATGAAGGTTCCTCTATGGTGGAAGGTGCTTGATTGGTCTATCGTTATTCTCATTCTTTCAATACCCGTAACTCTCTTAATATGGCTCGTGAAGATACTTATATCATAAAACTTGAAGCCGAAACAGGTCAAGTAGATAAGGCGGTTGAGAAGGTCGGGAAAAACTTAGACGGCGTAGGTAAGAAAGGGGAATCCGCGATGGGTCTCCTTGACACGGCTACGGCTGGAGCGACGGGTAAATTATCAAGTCTTTACAGCGGCTTTAAGTCTGCAAAGGCGGGAGTACAGTCTTTCAATTTAGGGTTGAAAGGAACGAAGGCGGCTCTTATTTCTACGGGTATCGGTGCCTTCATTGTCTTGCTTGGTGAGGTCATAGCCAACTGGGAGACGATCACGGGATTCTTTAAAGACAAGACAAGAGAGAACGCCCTACAAAGAGAGGTGGATTTATTGGGTCAAGCGGTAAGCAAAGGAAAGGAACGTCTCGCGATAGCTCAAGCACGGAAAGCAGAAGCCGCCGAAACATTTAAACTCCAAGAGGACAATTTAAAAACGGAAGTTCGTTTACTAGAAAAAGAAGTAAAGCTCGCCAAAAATCGAGGCGATGCAGAAACCCTACTTGAAAAACAAAACGCACTCAAAGACAAACAGCTTGAACTTACCATTCTCCAGACACAAAGAGAAACCGAAGTCAATGAGCTTCTTGATAAGAGCGCGCAATATCTCGACCCCGCGTTAAAAGCACAAAGAGAAAAAGAGCAACTCGTCGCGGCTGAAAGAGACCGCTTGAAGGAGATTGAAGCGGAAATATATAATATTCAAATTAGCCAAGAGGGATACGCTAGAGCCGTTAAGGAATCCGCTGGAAACACTAAACAGCAACAATATTGGACTGATAGAATAAACACGGATCAACAACGTCTTAACGAGTTATTACCTCAACAAGCACTCCTTCAAGACACGATTAATGCAAAGGTCGCAGAATACGAACAACTGAAGGAGGCACAAGCCGAAGCAGAAAAACAAAGACAGCGAGAAGAGAGAAAAAGAAGAAGGGAAGAACGCAAGAGGGAACAAGAAGAATTCGATCAGGCGTTTAAAGAACTCGAAGATGAATTCGAAGACGAGCTTGAATTAGAAGAGGACTTTTTCGAGGCACAAGGTGATTTAATTATGGGAGGCTTTAAGCGGGAGCAAGAATTAGCCGCCGCAAAACAAGCCGCACTTGATGCAGAAGTAGCTTCGACTCTTGCCGCTTTAGATGAAATTTCAACTGCTGAACAAGAAGCATATAACGAAAAAGAACAGCTCATAAAAGAAGAGCGTCAACTAATTTCTGATACAAATGATATGCGGGTCAAGATGGCGGTTCAATCATTCCAAGCGATTGAAGCCCTCGGTAAAGCCTTCGCTTCAAAAGATGAGAAAGACGCAGAGAAATCGTTCAAGGTTCGAAAGGCTTTAAATCTTGCAAGTGCTACAATGGGAGCAACAGAATCCGTTATCCAAGCATTTAAGACAGCACAAACGAGCCCTTACACAATTATAAACCCAGCCTATCCGTTTATTCAAGCGGGTATCGCGGCGGCGTTTGGAGTTGCTCAAGTCGCAACAATAGCACGAACGCAATTCGAATCACCCGCGCAACCGAACGCAGGCGGATACGGTGGAGGCGGGGCGACGGGTTCGGCTCCTGGAACCGCTCCTCAACTTGACCTCGGTTTCTTGGGAGCCGGAGGAGGACAAACAGGATTCCGAAGCTATGTGATAGCGTCCGAAGTCTCGAACAGCCAACAAGCCAACCAACGTATTAACGACCAAGCCTCACTCATAGGATGAACATACTAGAATTAATAATTGACGAAGAAGCGGAACTTTACGGAATCGACGCGATTTCACTCGTCGAAGCTCCAGCGATTGAATCGGATTTCATCGCTATGAAGTCACAACTCCTAGAGTTTAAGACGCAAGACCAAGAGAAACGAATCGTAATGGGTGCGGCACTCATTCCCGACAAGCCTATCTATCGCAAGACAGGAGACGAGGAATATTACGTCTACTTCTCAAAGAACACCGTCCGACGAGCGATGGAACTCTATTTCAAGAACGGCAATCAAGCGAACGCGACCCTCGAACACGAGCACAAAATAAACGGTCTCCATGTAGTTGAGAGTTGGATCGTAGAAGGTGAACAAGATAAATCCCGTATGTACGGGCTAGATGTTCCGGTTGGGACTTGGATGGTCTCCATGAAAGTAGAGAATGACGCTATCTGGGAGAAGTTCGTAAAGGAGGGCACGGTCAAAGGTTTCTCAATCGAGGGGTATTTCGCGAACAAGTATGACTTCGCAAAAGCTACCATAAAAGAAGACAAGCGATATAAAGCCGGACAACGGGTCATCATGGAGTCATATAGCGATTATCCCGACGGAGTAAAGAACAACGCAAAGAAGGCATTAGAATGGGCTGAAAAGAACGGATGGGGGTCTTGTGGAACTGACGTAGGTAAACAGCGAGCGAATCAACTCGCAAAAGGTGAGGCTATTTCTATTGAGACTATTAAGCGAATGCGGTCGTATTTGATTCGACACGAAGGCGACCTCGATTCTTCAAGTTCATTCTCTGACGGATGTGGTTATCTCATGTATCAAGCCTGGGGAGGAAAAGCGGGGCTTCGATGGGCAGAATCCAAGCTCAAGGAATTAGAGCTCCTCTCAGCCGTCGAAATTGAGCTAGGTATAGATTACCTCCAGAAAAAGATTAGAAGTAAGGAATGACCCCTTAAAATCGTTATAGTATCAAATCCCTTTTTAAAATGAGTTTAAAACAACGCATCTCCGACTTGTTCGCTGAGTATTCCGTAGCCCTCGAAGTGGAAGAAAAGAAGGACGAAGAAAAGGAGGTAAAAATGGCAACCGCTACCCTCGACAGCGGTCAAGAAATTTCTACCGACGCGGAAGCATTCGCGGTCGGTGTTTCTGTTTTCGTAGTAAATGACGAAGGCGAACAAATCCCTCTCCCCGACGGAGATTATACTCTCGCTGACGGCGTGGTGTTTGTAGTCGCTGAAGGCGTGATTGCTGAAATCAAAGAACCAGAAGCGGAAGCGGTTGAAGAAGCTCCAGTCGCTGAAGTGGTTGAAGAGGTAGCGATGAGCCGTGAAGAAATCGTTTCTTTAATTGCTAAAGCGGTAGCCGAAGCGAAGAAAGAATTCTCTTCTCAAATCGCTAAGCGAGACGCAAAGATTACGGAGTTGAGTAAGCAGGCTTCACCAAGCATCTCACGTGCTCCGAAAATGGCTCCACAGCCTAAAGTGGATTTATCAAAATTATCAATCACGGAACGCGTCGCCGCGATCCACAACCAATTTTCTAAATAATGGCTAACGCTACAGTTGGAGTCGGCACTTACGCCGGCGAAGCGGCACGTCCTTACGTAGCCGCCGCGATTTTGTCTGCGGACTCTATCGCAAAC